GAATATTTAAAGGAGTATGAAAGAACCATAATCAATTAATTAAGTAAGGAAAGGGGAATTAACCCAAATCCATACAGAAAAGGTTTTTGTTGTTACTCAAATTAATATGGGTTTTAGTATATATAGTTTTGTTATTACAGGAAAGTGAACAGAACTATTTAAATATAAGTGGGAAGTAGCATTATTAGTAGCGTAGGCATCTGTCTTATTTGTGGGTACTATTACGTGGAATACGTATGTACGTATACTATTTCTTTCTTTGGTTCTTTCTTTCTTTAACACAGACACACACAAAGATTTAAATACAAGTGAGTACGTATATTCTTATGAAAGTACATACTAATCTATCCATTGAGAATGACTTACTTGAAAAGGCAAAGGCAAGGCAAATGAATTTAAGTCAAGTTCTTGAGAAAGCTCTTAATAACATAATCTGTGGAAAAGTAGATGCTAAACAAGAAGAGAAGTTCTGCAAATCATGCGGGAAATCTGCTACTGAAACAGAACTTACTTTCTTATGTCCTGAAGAAATATGGATATGTAATCACTGCTTGAAAGGAGAAATTAATAAGGTTCCAATTGTGATTGGAACGAGAAGAGGATGATTAACTCTATTTTCTTTAAAATACATAATAAAGATAAATTAAAGGTTTTAGCTCTTGCCTTAAAGAAATCAATGACTAAGGTATTAGAAGCACTAATAGATGAGAAATACTCCCAAATAGCCCAAAAACACTAAAAAATGAGAGACAAAGAAGTAATTGAACTATTACAAGGCATGAAGAAAGTAATTGTTAGTTTAGAAACTGAACTTGATTACTTAATTAATCAATGCTTTAATTCAGATTTAGAAACAATAAGAACAACTGAAAAAATAAAAATAATAACTTAGTTGTCTTATTCTATTGGAAAGGCCAAATCTTGTAGCTTATCCATCATGTCTTTAAGTTCTTGTGGAGTGTTGAAATACAACTTAAATCTATTTCCTGCTTTCCCAAATTCATAAGAGTTTGGTTTTTCAACGATAGTTCTTGTTGTTGTTTCTTCCATTTTAACTTAAAGGGATAACTACATATCTTGTGTCCATGCCTTTTCCTGACTTACTAACCTTGAATGTCTTCATGTTAGGGTTAGCTGCTAAAATTGCCTTCAAATTCATTAAGACACTAATAGGCATCTTATATCTAACGCCCTTATCTTCTATGTATTTATAGGGAAATTCTGCATCTTCTTCATCAAGAACTGCATTTAAAACATCTACTATCTCTAGTTCTGAGATGTTCTTAACACTAGATTTTGGCTCGTAGTTCTTTGCTTCGTCTTTTATTGTTCCCATGTTTATTTTATTCTCCTTTTATGTTCTATGTGGATGTTGTCCTAAGGACTATGACCAGGTCTCTTTTTCTATGTTGTCTAAGGCCTGTTTGATTTGTTCTAGTTGCTTATAAGTGGGCATCCACTTAAAGCTACAATTTGGAAATCTAACGATAACCATCTTTTTATGCTTATGTTCAGGCACTTTATTCCATTCAGGTTCTTCTTTAGATATTATCAGTTCCATTTAAGTTCACCTTCTTGAATAGTATTGCTATCCTTAATCTATGAAAGTAATCTGCTGCACTCTCTCCTCTAAAAGAGGGGAAAGCCTTTCTTATAGCTTTCCAATCAGCAAGACGCACCCTAAATATAATTGTAGCTGTCATTCTATCAACTCCTTTCCTACAAGTTTATCTAAAAATCGTTTAAACTTCTCTCTATCAAATTCATATTCTCCACAAAAACAATCAACAAATTCATTTTTTCCTTCTTTATTTGCTTCTTCTTTCAACTTCTTGATAAAATCTTTAACATCTTTTTCAGGATAAAAAACCCTACCATAATCATCTATATGCCATGCATCGCTTAATGTTTCTTGTTCGTTCATTCTTTCTTCTCCTGTAATTTTGAAAGTTCTTGTTTGTAATAATTATATAAATTCATTCTAACTCCTTCTATTAAATCTTGGGCATCTTCTTTTAAACAGGTATCTAATCTAGCATAATCCATTTGTAACTCATCTATGTTATCATTTAATTCAATTAATAAATCATCAACTTCTTTCAAAACCTTTTCTCTTTCTTGTTTTCCTTGTTGAAAACCTTTAAGTTCTGCTTTTAAAATTAGGTATTTTTCACTTTCATAAACATCTTTCCAACCAAATTGATAATGATTGCTTTTCCAATTATTAATACAATTCTCAATTTCGGTTTTTAGTTCTTGTTCGTTTGTCATTCCATCTCCAACTCGTCATAAGTTTTATCTCTTGATTGTTCAAGTATAAAATCTTCTTGTTCTTTGTTTAATTCTTCTGTTTCCATAGTGTAACTAAATGTAATATATATATAAATGTTTCTATTTATAGAATTATACCGACGATGATTAATTGAAGTGTATTATAGCAGCTACTAAGGCACCACTTACTCCACTCTCTATGCAGTGTCCACATTCTCTCCAGTGATTAGCATCTGCGGGACTTGGTGGATATGCTGCACTAATTAAAGCACCGCTAGTTGTTGCACTTGGTTGAACAAAATCACCTGTTGTAGTTGTATTTTCTACTAACACTCTTGCTTTTCCTGCTACTATCACAGGCACAACTGCACCTATTGCATAGTGGTTAGTTGTTGAAGTTCCAACAATTCCTATTGCTTGGTCTCTTCCATCTGTCCCATCTGTTATTCCTGCTCTTAATATTGTTTGGTCTGCACTTCTTGAAGCTCTAACAGCCATACCTCCGCTTAGTGCTTCACCTGCAATTAAAGAAACCATAATGCCCCCACTGACCATTAAAACATTTCCTCCGCTTACTTCTAATTTCTGTGTAGGACTTGCTGTTCCTATACCTACATTTCCTGTTGAACCAATTCTAAGCCTTTCTTTAATAATTCCATCTCCTCCGTCTCTTGTTTCAATTGCAAAATATGGGTTTGTTCCACTTGTTACTCCTGTAACTAATGCAGTAGTTCCACTTGTCCCGCCACTTGCTTGTTGTCCTATGACAACTCTTGTTTGTGCTGAACTTGATACTGCATCTGGTCCTGCAAATGAAGCCATAATAGTTGAACCAATTGTTCCAACGACAGCACCTCCAACTTGTAACTTATAACTCGGGCTTGTTGTACCTATTCCAACATTTCCTGCATTTGGATTTAAAGCTAATCCTTTTCCATCAGATAATTCTGTATAATTTTGATATTTTTTAATTTGACCATATGAACCTTCTGTTCCTTCATATATTCTCAAATAAGGAGAACTACCAGAGGTTGAATTTCCAATAACTGCATCACCTGCTACAGCCAGTTTGTAATTAGAACCAAGATTATTCCAAATATTTGAACCAATTTGAAGATTATACGCGGGACTTGTTGTTCCTATTCCTACATTTCCCCCTTGAATTATCCTTAATTTTTCTGTTATTGCACCCCCCGCGTCTCTTGTTTCAATAGCAAAATAAGGTGCTGTCCCACTTGTAACTCCAGAAACTAAAGTATTAACTGCACCTTGTCCGCTTGCACTTTGTCCTATTGCAACTCTTGTTTGTGCTGAAGAACTTCCTGCTGTTGTTCCTTGAAAACTTGCAACAACTAAAGAAGATGGTGCTGTTGATAAAGCACCCCCAACTTGCAATTTATAACCTGGACTTGCTGTCCCAACTCCTAAATAATTATTTGTATCATCATAAACAAAAGTGCTGTCTGTTGTGAATTCTCCGCTTGTTCCAACAAATACAACTCCGCTTAAATTTAGAGTATCGGTTTTCTTAGTTCCTGTTTTTAATCCCGAATAATTGGGGAGAAATATACCTGTTCCAACAGGTGTTTGTATTGGTGTAGTTCTAGCTATAAGAGTTTCTGTGCTTGGCGGTCTTCCTGAACCTTGGCCTCCCATTATAGTCCTACTCTTTCCCTTTCAGGAATTAAATTTTGTTCTTCAACGTCAAGATTAGTTTTTGTTCCTTCTTGTTTTGTTGTTCCTGCTTCTAATCCCTCGGTGATAGGATAGTTTCTATTGAGAAATCTTGTTCCAGCTGTTCCAGTTCCTAATGTTACCATAGTAATTAGAGAATAATAATATATAAAAATCTATCGGAGAATTTAAGTTCTTGTGTTAGTAATTAAGTTAACTGCATTAGGGTCTGTAAGGATAGCTTCTCCTTCTTCCCAAACTCTTATCTTTGTCCCAATACCTAAATCTTCAATCTTAACACTTGTGATTGGTGTGAATGTCTTCCATGTCACAGCTCTTTGTGGTATCATAACTAAGGCATAATCAGCTGTCACATTTTCGTCTACAACAACTTGAAGTCCTAATAGTTCCATAACAACGCCTGTCTCAATCTTTTGACTTGCGAATTGTGGAATACTTGCGCCTTTGCTTGAGATTAACCATGTTAATATTTGTTTATGGTCGTATGAGTTAACTAATAATACTGCACCTTCAGGGTTGTATCCATCAACTCTTAAATTCATTTTAGCTTCCATTAGGTCTTCAATAATATCTACACCTGTGAATGAAGCTGTATCCCATGCTGCACTTGTTGCATTTGTATTAATACCTGAACCGCTTTGATTATTAGATGCTACATTCCAAATTCTTAAATCAACTTGGTGTTCTACTGCTCTAACTAAATCTCTTAAGTTTCCTAAAAGAACATCAATGTCACTATCTGCAATATCTTCTTGTGAAATAACCGGACTTTCAACAAAATATTTTCTTACATAAGAAGTTTGTCTTGTCCATGATTGTTCAGATACATCAGGTAATGCTAATTCAGCTACATTAGTCAAAGGACTTGTAGTAATTCCTGTTGTTGTAGTTCCAACAATAAAGCCACTTGTCTTTTGATACCATCTTATCTCTCTTGCACTTGTGCTTGTTTGAGTGCAAAATCTCTTCATGATTATTTCTTGGTCTGCATAACCCTTTGCAACTTTATCTATATCAATTCCTCTTATATCATTCATTCCACTTGTGTCAGCCATTTTAACTTATTTGGTTTCCTCCGGCACCTACACTTACGAAAACTCTAAATGTTTCACCTGCTGCTGCTGTTTCTAGTGCATGTCCTAAAACTGCTGCACCTGAAATAGTAACTCCTGCTTGTTTAACATAATTAGGAAAGTTTGCATCTGCTGCACTTGATACTGCTTGGCCTACTGCAATAGCCCCACTTGCATACATTTTGAATACTCCTCTTCTACATACTGCAACTTTTGTAATACCATTATTTGCAATCTTCTCAGAAACTACAATACCTGCTAACATATCATTAACTGCTGCACTTAATGCTGCTGTCATAGGGTCTGTCATCTTACATAATGCACCTTTTTCAATTCCAGTGCCGTCTGCACATGTGAAATTAATAGGTGGTTCAAGAGAAACTAATAGTGTTGCTTCGTTAGCCATGCCTATTATAGAAAACTATTATTTAAATATCTTTCGTTTTTTCGGCTTACCGAATAACTGGTAAGCTTTGAGAAAAATTCCGATAGTTGCAAGAACATCTAAGTAGATAATTCCATATTTTAGTAATAAATCGTCGGAGAACATCTAAACCGCCTCGTGTGTCCATTTTGGTATACTTGAAGTTTCAGGTTCTTCTATGACGCTGTCCTCTCTTATGCCTAGTGGAATTATTGAAGTATTGTCCATAATCCACATTAATCTTTGGTCGGTCTTAAACTCTCCAGGTTCTTTTATGTGCAGTGCGTTCTTCACCATTTTTAGATAAACAGGTTTAATATTATATGGAATTTTTTCATTAAATCTTAAAGTTGTGAGAACTACATCTTTTTGCTCTTTAGGGAAGACATACTCATAAATCCCAAAAGGTGCTAATCTTAAAGCCCCTTGTATCCACACTTCTTTTTTCTCTTTTCCATCGGGAGAATAAACAGGCATTGGAAACTTTTGGGCTTGCATATCCATTAGTAGATGGTCTACTGCTTGCTTTATTCCATAGGGTATGAATACAACATGCATTAGATTTTCCCCTCCATTAATCTTTTAATATATTCAGCTGGCGTCTCTTCTCTCTTCACCTCTTGTTTGTGTCCTGCGTCGGTTTCTCCCGACAGAATTTGTTCAGCTTTGATTTGCTGCATTTGTTCCAAAATCTTTTTATTATCTTCGGTAATCTTTTGCATAGCCTCTCTTTCAGCTCTAACTTGTTCTAAATAAGATGGTGTTGGGATAGGTGCGTCTTGTTTTGGTTCTTCAGTCATAATAAATTAAAGAAGTATATATTTATATATCTTTCGCTTTAAGGTAATACAAAGCTTAAGATTGCGGGTTTGTATTCATATTCGGCTGCTTGACTTTCCCAATACTTCTTAAACTGAATTATTGCTGTCAGTAATGAAGTTCCTAAGGCAATACCTAAACTCTCTAAAGTTATAGGCCCACTACTGCATGCACCAAATAGAACTAAACCGCCCGCCAATAGAGAATTAACTACGTTGTAGACAATCTCTTTTTTTTGCGAAACTTTTTTGGTTTTCGTCATCTGTTTTTATTTCCCCCTTTAATCATGAGATAGATAATAGCAAAAGGCCAATAAGCAAAAGCCCAAAATAAAAGCCAAAACCAACTAAACCATTTCTTTCTCATAGTCCATAGTTAGCTCTTAAAGAATTTATTTGACTTTGTTGTCTCGCCATCTCTAATTCGTTTTCCCATCTTTCAATAGCTTGTTCATTAATCTTCACTTGGGTTTCTACATCTAAACCATCTGTTATGAAATATCTTAAATTCTTAGAACTCCATGACTTAGTGCTTTCAGCTAATCTTAAATTAGTTTGTCTTGCAATTTCTAATTGTTTTGCAATATCATCATATGTTGTGAAACCATTTCTAAAATCACCTATTCCTGCATTTATTGCTGTGCTTACATCTGCCCATGAACTTTCTGCTTCTTTCTGTTCTATTCCTTTTCCTCCCTGGAATAAAGAATAAACAAAATCATAAACTTGTGCAACTGGTTTTAGAATAGGTCTTGCCTTTTCAATAGCAACTCCTAAGTTTCTTTCAAATTGTGCAGTTTGTTCTTCAGGGGTTTGATTAGTTAATAATCTATTGCTTCCTTTTGGGACTAACTCGTCAATAGTAGGTTCTCGCGTAGTTTCTAAGTTCTGCTCTTGTGTAGGTAACTCTTCTTTTGGGGACACTGCCTCTTGTTCACCTAATTTCTTTAATAGTATTTGATTTTCTGCTTGTTTATTTAAAGCACCTAAACTTAATTTTTCTTCTGCTTGTCTTAATGCTGTTGCTTTTCTATTTGCTTCAAAAGCTGCGGATACTTCAGGTTTAGCACTTGGGGGAAGAATTCCACTTTGAATTGCAGATTTTGCTGCTTCATAATCGGGTTTATTAGCAAAAGTAGTTCCTCCAACACTTCCTTTAAAGTCCATTGGGTTTCTATATGCTGCTAACTTAGCCCCACTTCTAGCTCTATTTCTTGCAGCTTCATCTCTAACTCTTTGAGCTGTCTTGTCTAATTTTCTAGGTCTTGAAGTTGTTAAAGCCATTATTCACCCACTCCCATTTGTGTATCATTAGCTTGAAAACCTAGTTGTCCAGTATTCTTAGCTTCTGAATTAGCCATATCTGCAACAAAACTTGCAGGGTTATTAAATTTAATTTTGATTAGTAATTGGTTCCATAAATCAGCTTCTAAATCAACAACTTCTTTTGTGTAGAACTGCTCGTAAGCTGTATAAGCAACTTTTGCACTTGCTTCTGTATTTTCTTGGGTCCCCCCTAAGACAACTTTTGGAACCCCTATTGCTTGATAAAAGAAGTTTTCTAAATATCTAATCCAATCCAAAAATGCTTGATAAGGGGGGAGTGTTAAATCCTGAAATTGTGCGTCTCCTGCCTTAACAGGCAAAATAAGCAACTCACCCTTATTTATTGCATCTGCATAGTCCCTCTTCATATTTGTTAGTTTAGAAGTATCATCTTCTTCAATATAAAGTATTCTTATTGTTGCCCTGTGAGATATTCTTCTCCAATCTTGCATGGCCTCATTTCTTGCATCTATTGCCCACTTAATAGCATCAATAACACTATCTCCATGAATATTATCTGCTATTCTATCATTAACTAAGTGCAGTATCTTATCAGGTTCAAAAGTTATGTATGTCTTATCTGCTTGTTGGTATTTGTATTTTTTTAATACTCCTTTAGAATTAACCACATGACACATCTTTGCAGGGTCAAGTGGTTTTAAGTTAATTAAGAGATTTGTTTTCTCATCTCTTATGATTTCTGCGTATGCATCACCATTAATCTTTTTAGTGACTAATAAGTTCCAAATAATAGCTAAAAAGTTATCTTCTCCCCATCCTTTTATATGTTCTAAGATTGTTTCTGTTCTTGGGTCTGTTTCAAATCCTTTTCCTGTAATCCATGTTGCATATCCTTTTATTGCGTTCTTTAATTCAGGGATGTTCATATAATAAGCATATCTTTGTGTCCACTTGTCATTATACCAAAATGTTTCTTCCCCACTTGCACCATCGGTATTTTGATTATTAAGAGAGAAATTCTGAACACTTGTATTTAGTGTAGTTGTTTGAGTTTGTGTTATATCTGTATTCATGGTTTTTTTATGTATTTAAAATTTAAATATCTATCCTTATAGGAATTTGAACAGATGATTGACTAATTGAACTTGCAGTTGTCCATATTGTATCTGTTAAATTCATTGGGTCGTGTCCTATTCTTGCCTGTTGACTTCCTGAACTTGCAGTTCCCCATACTTCTATTGTAACTCTTAAATATTCACCTGCCTTAAATGTTGTTGCAGGAACTGTGGACATCGCAGCGCATACTCTCCATACTGCACTTCCTGCTAGTGTATTGCTTGTTCCTTCGCATATTTCTGTCTCAGTTGTCCCATCCCATTTTCTTAATTTGATAATAAAATAAACACTGCCTGCTTGAATATATAATGGACAATTTGCAATAAGTGTTCCTTTAATTGATAGAGGTTTGTTTAGTAATAAATCAAAATCTAAATCTAAAACTTTTGCAGGGGTTGTTGTAACGTTATTAGTTGAACCGCATGCACCTGAATAAAATAAACTTTGAGACATTACATAGCTAGCACTAACATATCCTAAATAAAATCTAACCATTCCTGAGCCGTTAGCAATATCAAAATAGTCATAGCTTGCTGTTGCACTCTCTTGACTTCCTGAGAATTTTTTAGGTAACATTAGCTTGTCCTTTGCTTTGTTTTATCTGAAAGTATCTTTAATCCTGTTGCGGCAATATCATCATTAACATCTAACATTGTAGTAGCTTCTTGTCTGCTTGTGTATCCGCCCATATCGTAATTTATAATTTTCATAGCAATTAGAGAGGAACATACATCTTGAAGTGCTTGCTTAATTGGTGTTTCTGCACTTGCATATCCTGTAATAAAATCTGTGTGGGTTTCTGCACATATTCGTCCTTCACTTTCGTCACTCCATAGTGCTAACGCTGTCCCACTTACTTTTATTGTAGAATTTGCATTTGCACCTGCTTTAAGAACTGCTTGCCCACTTGTGCATAGTGTCCAACTCATTTTATTGTCCCTCTTGAAATTCTAACTTCGTTCATTAGTAATTCAATCATTTCGCCAATCGCGTAAGCATCATCGGAGAGAACAACTTTTGTAGTTTCAAGAACTTCGCCTGTTTTTTCGTCGGTTGTGACTATTGGTTTAGTTGTTGGTTCATATTTGTCTACAAATTCCATGCTAACACCAATATATCTTAGTATTTAATTTTTTCTGATTTGCTAAAAATGCAGCTCTAACTAATCCTTCTGCTATATGAGTATAATTTCCGAATATTCGCATCTGTGACTTCTTTCCAGGACTTGTTAAGAACTCAAATTGCACAGATTTGAGGGACAACATCAAATTATCATCGTCTAATAAATGTAAGTATCCTCTTTCCATCATCATTCTCATAATTTCATACATATCCTCTTTTAGAAGATTAGCTTTTCTGTCTCCACTTCTATTTAAAGCCCTACTTCTATTATTCAGTGCTTCTATATGATTTCTAATATTTGCTTCCTTGATTAAGAAATCTAAGAGACCTACTCCTAAAGAACCTGAACCTGCATCTATCCCAATCTTTCTAAACTTCCAGGCCTTATGCATCGTTAGTATTGTATTAAAGGTCTCAGTTGTCAAGGTCTTCTTAGTTGTTATATTCTCTCTTTGAACCAAATCGTTCTTGTCTCTTCTCTCTAATATTTCAAAACTTGTCTCATCTTTTCCCATTCTCGCAATATCCAGGCCTAAATAGTAGTCCTTTCCTTCGGGTATTATGTCTCTTCTCTTCACATCGCAACATCTCTTTATTAAGTCATCAGGGAAGAACTGCTGCAAATCATCTACAAATTTTCCTAAATACTCTTGAGCAAACTGCAACTCACTCATGTCCTTTCTCTCTTCCTCTAAGAACTTAATGGCCTCATCTTTCTTTCTTTGTGTCCACTTCTCACTAATCTCTCTCTTATTGATAACATCCCATGAGTTTGTATGGATAACCTTAAACCTGTCGTTCTTGTTTGTGAAGGCCTCATAGAAATAACCCTGTTTTCCGAATGGCGTTGAGCACATCCATATTTGTCCGCCTGTTGTTAGCAACGTAGGTTTGGAGGCAGTGAATATAAACTCGTTAAATCTGCTTGCTTCGTCTAGTATTAGAACATCACCAGTGAAACCTCTAACTGCATCACCTGTATTTCCCACAGGTCGCGCTAGTATTTGGCTTCCATTAACTAAAACAACTTTGTTCTTTGTGACGTTCTTAGAGTATGGTTTAGCTATCCATCTCTTATAGTGTTTCTCTAAGTAGTCAAGAACCATTATAATCATTAGTTGGGCCTGGTCTTCAGTTAGAGAACAAACAATAATATGTGCATTCTTGTGGTTAATCATGTATTCGCTTGCCTTCCTGGACATTATAAAAGTTTTTCCGACTTGTCTTCCAGTGCATAATAACAGATTACCATCATGAGCTAACGCGTCTTTCTGCCACTCATCTAGAATTATACCATCATCTATTGCGTTGTTGTCTGTTCTGTTGGTTGTTCCATCGGTATTTGTAGAGTTGTTAAGTTCTTCAATTTCTCGTTCGCTAAGTTTAGAACCTCTCTTTGAACTAGTAGGTCGTCCTCGTCGTCTTTGATTAGCTTCTCGGTCGCTTGTTTCACTCTCTTCCATACTGCCTCTTCTGCTGTTCCGATGACAACTTCAATTTTTGTATCATCATTTTTTTCCATAATAAAAAAAAGAAAAAAGAGTATATATATTTTTCTAAAAATTAACGAAACATTGTGAAGGAGATTAAGAATGCTTATAGATTTTTTTTAATTTTTTTTAATAAAAAAAACTTTGTTTGCGGGATAAATCCGAATAATTGTGTAGAAACTTAATCGTCGCTCAATCCTTCACTCCTTGGCCCATATGGTAGGAACAGGCCTGAGAGTGTGCACTAAGGTTAGCATAGTATACATATTAGTAAGGGAAGGCGGGCCTGGTCATCTTTTCCACTGGAAATGTAGGTCTGCTTACCTCTATTTCCTATGGAGAATTACACTCTTTGAGGCCTAATGGGAGGGATTTAGGAAGGGGGGGAAGGGCAAGGGGGGGGGAATTTAGGAAGGATTGACTAAAGGAGGGGGGAATTGGCCTTCAAAACCCTGTCTTTCATACTCCCTTTTATGTGAGGTTAACTAAAATAAAATTAAAAGGCCTAAAATGAATGCGATAGCATTCATAAGGAACTTAACTTAATTAACTTTTCGGTATACCGAATATTTAAAGGAGTATGAAAGAACCATAATCAATTAATTAAGTAAGGAAAGGGGAATTAACCCAAATCCATACAGAAAAGGTTTTTGTTGTTACTCAAATTAATATGGGTTTTAGTATATATAGT